ATGCCTCGATGCGAGCCTCTGCTGCGGCCCTTAGAAAGCGGCGTTTTTCATCCTCGTGGATTGCTTGCTTAAAAGCGATGAGCGCATCTCCATACGCTGACGAAACCCGCGCCCCCACTTCCTGCGCCGCAATAGAAGTTGCCGAACTCTTAGCCATCTCTTGAGCAAGGACTGTTTTGATAAATTGTTCAAGATATAAACGCTCCGCCCTTGCCTGCGCATCCCCTTCCGCCTGATCTCGAAGGTACTGAAGCGCACGGTCTACCTCCTGTTCGGTAATCAATTAAGCACCCATCCCAATAGCCCACCCACAAACGCGCATCCGCAGACAATCCAGAGCACGATTCCAAGCCATAGGATTGTCCAATCGTTCATTGCAGGGCGGCGCGATATCCGTTAGGGAATACGGCGGTTACCATAGTCCATAGGTTTCCGTCAGCGTCCGTCCATTCAAACGTAGCCAGAGGGTCGATTGCCGCATCGCACGGCACATAGGCTTGCCCCTGCAACCAGCCACCAGCATTGATTAGTTCTTGACTGAGTTTTGCGCCGTTCCAATCAAACGTTACCCGAGCACAAGTAAAGTAATAATGGTTCTTAGCGGCGCGTCCTGATCCGTGACAAGACGTTTGCACCCTGACTACAGCCGTCGGCATTCCTGCTGCGTCAAAACCGGCAGCGTATTCGTTGATGGTTTGCCCTCCGCACGAAGCGGCTAGGTAATCCGTACCGGGACCAGGATCAAGCACGGACTGAGCAAATGCGGAGGACGCACACAGCAGAAACGCTAACAAGATTGCTTTCAAGATATCTCCTTAGAATCTAACGCCAAACGTGATTGTTTGTGCGCCGTTAACGTCACTAAATTCAGTCCCCACGCTAGGGTCTATCTGCCACTCCACAAAAAAGTCTTTGTACTCTGCCCCGATTGAGTAGGTCGGGCGGATTCTTGATTCCACCTCCTGATAGCTTTGCTTGATAAACCCGGAGTTGTCGTGCGCTATTCCGTACGTCCTGAAGGTGGCCTTGTAGTTAAACGCACCAACGGTCAGAAAGGGTCTGAACGATCCGAACCGCTTGCCGATCTTTGCCCTAGCATCGAATCCAAACGCCCTGCCCTCTCCGTAGGTGCTTCCAACGCTTTCGCCACAAGGGAAGGCGCAAACTCCAGCCGTTGTTGCTTGATAACCCGGGTCTGAGATAAACGAGCCTACAAAATTCTGCCGTCCTAAGTCTCTGGCTCCGGCTTCAACGTCTAGCCATTCGTTGACGTTCCATCCGGCCCTAATAGACCATGCAGGGTTTTTCTCTGAATACACCTGATCTGCGCCGTCCTGCTGCCACCATCCGTAACCCGTATTCCGATGGAGTTTTGATTGGCCCATTCCAATCTCGTAATAGTCCGCCGCTTCCACCCTTGACAATCCAAGGGCCAGCAAGATGATTAGACAGACATCAGCGAACTTCACGAGCGCATTCCTCCATGTGAACCTCGAAAAGTTCGCCCTCAGCAAATATTTGCTCATCTTCAAAAACTCCTTTGACCAGTGCCATTAACCTTGAAATTCGATCGTCGTTTAGACCAGAGTCCTTGAAAAAATGTACTTCAGGGGCGTATAGCTCGTCTGCCGTAAGCAACTGGTTCAGCCTGACGTATTGCACGGCAACGGCTAAAGCGCCGTAATGGGCGCAATCGTCTACGTAGGGTTCTGAATGTGCGTTGAGGGTCACGCAGAGGAGGATTAACGCCATTAAAGTTTTCATGCTGTTCCCCATTGTTGAGCCATTGCTTCGGCTATTCCTGCATATGTCCTGCTGCGCTCTTTCCATCGGTCCGGACCTGGAGGCATTCTGTGTATCCTGGCCTCCCGTCCCTCAACAACGGTCGTTGATTTAAGTTTTGGAAGGTTCTTAAACCAAAGACAGGTTGCTTTTGTTTCTCCATGACCAAACTGCCAAGGCTGGATAATCTGGTCTGGCTTTCGGATGCGAGAACTAATCACGCTGATTGGATTCTCTATTGCAATGCGGTCTATAGGTGCATCCATCAACATCTGAACAAATTGCAGGGCCTCTTCTTGCTCTTGTTTCTTGTCCTTGAACCACCTCGAACCAGACACAGCTAAATGAGTGCAGGGAGGATGAGCAATCATCAAATCCCAACCCATTTTTATGGCATCCCTGACGTCTCCCTGATAGTGAGGTCCAGGTATTTCAGTGGGAAGAAAGTCGCACGACATAGCCTCATGTCCAAGCTGAGAGAATGCGCTGCGCACGGCTCCCGAAAACTCGCAAGCAACAAGGACTCTCATTTTTTCCATTGTGCTAGTACGTCCTTTCGCAGTTTGTCTGCGGCGGGTTTGCCGCGTTTCTGTTCAACGCCGTTAAGGTAGGTGGCGCGTATTTCACGGGTAGATAGCTTTATTACAAAACGCACTTCGCACTCATGCCTCCACTGCTCCGACATCTTGTCTACCGACACGAAGAATTTCCTCCGCCAATTGGGTGGATATGTACGGCAATTGTTCTCCGCGCCCTTTGCGTTTAAGGATTTGCTTCGCCCAATATGTTCCGGGAACCTTTTGCATGATCCTTGCAACAGCCCACGCCTTACACCGCATAGACCAGTCGTGTTCAGACTCTCCGGCAATTCTAGGAACAAGTTTGTTCACTCTGGCGTCGATGTCTTCCTGGGTTTCGTCGCGCTTGGGATGCTGCGGCATGTGTCCAGAGTCCCCAAGAGTTGCCCATGCGTGATCCCGGCAATACCACTGTCCCCACCCTTTGGTGCTGAGGCTAATGGTTCCGTATCGACCGCAAGGCATTCCGTGATCCTGAAAGCAACAACGTTTTTCAGGGTATTCAGAGTGTTCAATCAATTCGTTCATTGAGTATCCCATGGCGGTCCATGTGGTAATGCTGCTCACAAAGCGGCTTGTCCGTTCTCATGCTTCGCCATCGGCTTTCATTGGCGCAGTCATGGACGGAACACTTAGGCTTCGCAGGGGATTGCTTCTTGGGAACGATTGCCGTTCCGCCCCTTTGGTTGCGTACCCAATTTCTCCAAGTAGCCAGCCAATCGGCCTTTACGCCCTTGCTCCCAGGGGAAGCTGCCCAAAAGTCCTTGAACCCGTCAAAGACGATTTCAGGGGTTAGGTCTGGTCTGGTCTGTTTGCAGAAGTCTTTCCAAGGTTCTGGAAGTGAATCGACGTTCAGTCTTGAGCCGCGCTTAGCGGCGTTGACCTTGGACTTTTCTGCTAACGGTGCCTCTATAGGGTTTATATGGTTCTGGTTCTGGTTCTGGTTAGCATTGCCTTCGTATTGCGTTGGCAATGCCTTGGCATAACCACTTTCTTTGATTTCATTAGACTTTTTCCAGCGACGTTCTGCTGACTCTTTTCCAGCGTCAGATCGCTCATACCATTCTGCTATCTCTTGATCTATGCGACGTTGACGCCAAACAGGGCCATCTAACAGGAAAAAGTTCTCTAGAACGTACTTGACGGCGTTTTGCTCATCCACGCTCAAGGCATGGACGCGCCTGTAAATACGCTCAATGTCGTTTGGGATTGGCTTTCCAGTGCTGTAGTACCAGCGCATGAGACGGAAATACATTCCGTCTTGCAGAGGTGAAAGCTCAACGCAGTCCCTCTCGTAATCCCCAAGATGCAACTTGATGTAATACGGCGCTCTGCTTTGTTCTGATTTCATCGGCCACCCCTGGCGATGTTATGTTCGGTACCGTACAGACTGTGCGCTACCGACTAGACAACACTGCAAACAATCGACCCCCTTTACACTCTTAAAAAAGACCCCACGGACGGGAGGTTTAAAGATCGTCCGTGGGATGTGAAAGCCCGATTACTCGGGCCGGGAGGAGTCTTTACTCAGTTCGGCGTCAATCTCATGGAAAGCAATCCGCAGCTTTTCACGCATCTCGAATGCGCGGAGCTTGGGAAGTTCGTCCTTTGCCTTCCAGTTATTAGCCGCAGCCCTTGAAACCCCAAGGAATTCTGCCGCAGCGTTCTTAGTGCCGAATAGTTCAAATAAGCGTTCAACTTTCATGATTCACTTTATACGCCTTGCCTTTTTTGTTGTCAACTGAAATTAGTGCTTGACACAAACGAAACTAATCTATACAGTCTCAATCGTAGCACAACGAAACGGGAGAAAACAAATGAACTTCATTGACTTGATCGACAACATACGGAAGGCAACCGAAGAGCTGGCCGCTAGCAATGCGGCAGACGTGGCTAGCTACGAACCTATTACCCCTGAAATGGCGCAATGGCTCTTGGGGCAGGAACAAAGGCCATGCGTGGAAGTAATGCACGAGTTCATGGAGAAGTTCGGGACGTGTCCAGAGCAGACAGGCAAGCTGTTCGGGAGGTGGTTCTTGAGGGATGTAGCATGAAAGCCCAATACATTTTGCAAGCCTGCCAAGCCATGCAAGACGCGATGGATTGCAAAGATGTTCCGGTTGATCTTTTTTGCCAACTATCTAAAGCCAAGTCGGAACTGATGGCTTATTCCAGGATTCCGGAAATGGAAATAGAGGTGGAAAATGAAACCCACTGAGAAGCACCACGAAGCGTTTTGGAAGGGTATACGGGACGGCGTGTGGGGCGATAGGTATTTCATTGAAGAGGCTCTTACGGACCTTCCTAGACCTGCTATTGAGGCCATCCATGCCTGTATTGACTCAAAGGATGATGCGGCACTAGGAGCGTTGATCAGGCACTACATAGACCTTCATGTAGACCGCGAAACGGACAGGGTTTATGAGGAAGAGATTGAAGACTTCGATGCAAACTTCGTGGGCGACATGATGGAGATAACGCGATGATTGCTGAATGCTTCGAATTGCTAAACGGAGCCTGGATACTAGGTCTTTGTGTCTGGGCAATCTGGGAAGGATGCAAAGATGGAGATAGCTGACTGGCAGATCATATGTTTCCTGCTTATTGGGTACTCAGCAGGTACTTTCGTAACGCTGGCTTTCTGGATTAAGGACTACCAAAATGGGCAGAATGGCAGAATTGGCAGCAGATAGGGAGCAGCCAAGCCAAGAGCTTGAATATCGCATCTACGAAGCCCTGACCAACGCCAGCAAACACCTGTCTGCGGAAGACATGGCAATACTGTGCTACGCGACGGGGATGGAACTTGATGAAAGAAAGGGTGAAGAATGAAACACACAAAAGTAACAAAAAGAACTATTTACATCTATGAATTTTTGTTTACAGAAGAAGAAATTCATGACATTGCTCATGCCGGAACCATTAATGACGGCGATGCAATACAAGGCCTTGTTAGGTCATTCAAGAAAACTTCTATGGAAATTAAAAAAGGTAGGATTCAAGAGGGGAGTTAAAAATGAAATACGCTGACTTGCGCAAGATCGACGTTAACCAGCACATCGAAAAGAAGAACGGACTCTCTTATCTGTCATGGGCATGGGCAGTAGATAAGCTGATGGAGCTGGACGAAGCAGCCTCATGGGAATATGGACCTCCCGTTGAATGGGGGGGGACGTTTATGGTGTATTGCACCGTACACGCCTTTGGAAAGTCTCGTACCGCTCAGCTTCCTGTGATGGACTACAAGAACAAGGCAATTGCTCATCCTGACGCCTTTGCTGTGAATACGGCCATGCAACGGTGTCTCGCCAAGGCTATCGCTTTGCACGGGATAGGACTGTACATCTATGCAGGAGAAGATATCCCTCCCGATGCGGCAGAGGTTGTGTCAGACAACATAGTATCTGCCAACGTCAAGCCAACCGACGTTCCTGTCCCTGAAAACGCATCCAAGCTGACGGACATTGCCACTCTTATTAAGGAGTGGTACGAACAGCAGAACCTTGGAGAGATTCAGCAGTTGCTTGAGCTTGTCCAGGAGCCAGAGGAAAAGATTTATCTTTGGAACCAACTCGATTCAAAGATTCGTTCATTCATAAAGAAAGGTTCAAAAAATGGCGTATCAGCT